TTTGAAGGGGTGTTTGTTAAAAATTGGATAGGCGAATCATCATCGAAAGGTCTTGTTATAGAGTGAATATCTTGGAATAAGCTTGTTCCCTTATCTCTTGGGTAGGTATCAAAGTCCACCAATGATTCTGTAGATAATAACAAACTTGCTCGAGTTAATAATCTTAACATTTTTTGATAATCCTTTCTTTCAATCATTACTTTGTCTGTTAAATTAATTTCCATGTTTTATTTCTCCTGTTATGAAGGGGTGAAGACAATTCCGCACCCCAACTTTTCCTATTAAAAAAGGGTTTAACTACTTGGTTGCACTTTATAACCATACTCACGCCCTACATAATTAATATGTTTAGACGTGGTCACAGACCACCAACCCAAAGTGATAATAGATCGGCTCTCATGGTCAATCCTTCCTACCTTTGTTCCATAGCTATAGACGAAGTTGTCATCCACTTGTAAGTTTTGCTTGTATCTTGCAAATAATCTCATATTCATTACTCCTGTTAACTTGTTCCTGTTCACCCCTTATGGGTTGATTGATATTAGGTATATATAACGTCCATTCCTAATAAAAAGTAATACAAACTAATATAGTATAAGGTAGCGCATCACATCGGTGCATGGTAAGTACCTGGTTTTACTGTACTTATGAAGCATGAATGAGACGGGGAAACGTGGCGCACCATATAAGGAGGGACGAGAGCGAGAGAGTGACGAGCCAACCCACCCCCCCCCATGCACACCCGTGCAAATGCGTATAGGTGTATTATGTACACCAGACATATTTTATGACCCAAAAGACTTTTTTTCTTCCCTACAGAGTACGGTAAAAACCTATATCCTGTTATTATTTAGGATACGCTATCGTACTCAGCGTACTTTGGTTACGGTAGTTGAACTCGTAGGAACTCTAAGTGTATATTTTCGTTGTACTTACATGGCAAAAGCTAAGAAAACAAAGATCGAAGTTATTAAGCAGGCTACAAAAAACGTGCAGGACAACCCATATCTGGGTTCTTTCCTGAAAGAATATCAAGAGGAGACTGGCTTAAAGACTCGGTTTACTGCTAAAAAGAACAAGTTTTTGACATATTTGGTTGCCAACAACGGGTTTATCACTCCAGCAGCTAAAGAAATGGGTTATTTCCCAGCATCAGTTAGGTTCGCAATGAAAGCTGACCCTGCATTTCAGCAGGCTGTCAAAGCAATACAAGATGGATTTATGACTGAACGCTTGGATGAACTCGAAAAGCTCTCTTACACTCAGGCAGCAAAGCCTGGGAATGTAACAGAGCGTATTTTCCAGTTAAAAGCGCATGATCCCGCAAAATACCGTGATAGAGTCCACCAACAGAATACTCAGGTTAATGTTGTGGTATCGGGGACTTCTCCAAAGGACAGGGCTAACTTATTAAAAAAGATGAAGATAAGCTGAACCGTTTAGAGCGTGACGCAATTAAAAGTAATATTTACATGACCCCCAGGGACATATATTCTATGTTTTTGCGTACATCTTATGGTTTATCGCCCAATTTAGCGGAAGAGGCTACTACATTCGCGTTAGAGTTATTTGAATTGGATAAGAACGGCAAACTCCCATTAGATTGGGAATTATGGTATAAGAGTCAGGCTTAGTGGACGTAAATATATCCTATAGGGATGGTGAAGGGAATATAACTGCGCCATTAGATCATCAGGAAGAGTATCATTTATATACTGGATGGAGTAAACATCAGGTAATGGCAGGTTCACTTGGAACTGGTAAGACTGAAGCTATGTGTATGGAAGCTATACATCAGAGTGCAGGATTTCAGGGGAATATGGGCTTAATGGGCAGGAAAGTATTGGATGCTTTCAAGAAGTCTACATTAATTCAGTTGCTCGATCTTGGTCAGGGATTTATACAGAAACATCGTTCCCAAGAGCGAGAAATCATCTTTAAGAACAGGTCTAAGATTGTTTACATGGCATTAGATGACTCCAGAGACTCTATACAGAGAATTAAGTCAATGAACTTGGGATGGTTTGCTTTTGACCAGTTAGAAGAGATGAGTGAGCAGACATTTATAGCAGCTTCTGGTCAGATGCGTAGAAAAAACGCCATGCGTTGTAGTTTTCACACTTGTAACCCTGCTGGGCATGATTGGGTATGGAAAAGATGGAAAAGGCATAAGGAAACGCAGAATAAGGAGAAGGGTGGTTACAGGTTAATTGAGACTATGACTTGGCAACCTGGCATTGCTCCACCTGAGACTGATGCAGAAGTTCAGCTCCACTCAGATAATCCGCATTTACCATCAGACTATGTGAAGCATCTTTTATCTATGCCAGAACAATGGGTTAACCGTTATGTATATTGCAGTTGGGATGATTTCGCAGGATTAGTTTATTCTGAGTTTAGTGAAGAGCATCATCTGGTAAAGCCTTTTGAGATTCCTGATTGGTGGAATCATTATGTGGTATATGACTATGGCTATAGAAATCCGAGTTCCATTGTATTTGCAGCAGCAGATGAAGAAGGTACGATTTATATATATGATTTGATCTATGTGAGTGAGCATACGATAGAGATGTTAGTGCCAAAGGTAGAAAGAAGATTAAAGAGGAATGTGGACTATACTTTCTTAGCTGATCCCAGTATTGTGAGAACAGAGCGTGATGGAAACAGTGTTGCGGATGAGTGGTATGAATATGGTATTGAGTGGGAGATGGCGCGGAATGATAAGCGTGCTGGGTTTGAAAGAGTCTCTTCTTATTTGAAATTAGATGCCAATATGCGCGCTAAGTTATTGTTTTTTAATAATTTAAATATGAAACCTTTGATAGAAGAAATCGTTGATTACAAATGGAAAGAACTCAAGCACGGCTTTGAATCTAAAAATTTACCTGAAGAACCTGTCAAGAAGAACGATCACGCAATGGATTGTTTGCGGTATTTAGTCCATTATGTTGAAGATAGTGATGCACCTACAGATAAGAGTGATGATTATGGATTGTGGGATCTTTTTAAACCTAAACGGAATAGTTGGATGAGTTCATGAATATAAAAGAAATCCACGAAGTATTTGAAGCAATGGTAATGAATGACTCTCAGTGGTTTAAGGCTGCAGAAGAGTCAATGAGGTTTTATACAGGTGGTTTTGGGACTGGGCAGTGGGAAGATTCGGATTTACAGAAACTCCGAGCTGAAGGCAGACCACCCTTACAGTTAAATATAATTCTGCCTAAAGTGAATCTGGTTACTGGTGTGGAGAGGCAAGGTCGTTCATCATGGAAGGCAAGACCAGTAGAGTCTGATGATGAGAATGAAGCTATGCTTTCTACTGCATTATTATATCATTTAGATCGAAACCGCAAACTACAAAGTTTATTTAGTCGTGTTTTTAAAGATGGAGTGATTACTGGCAGGGGTTGGGTAGATGTATGTGTAGAGCCAGGGAAGTTTTATGATGGAGAAGTGAAGGTTAAGCGTGAATCATGGGCGAATGTGCATATTGATCCAGAAGCAAAGACTCAGGACACGAAGGATTGGAATTATTTAGCGAGAAGTAAGTATCTGACACTGAACCAGTTAAAGAAGATGTTTCCAGATGCTGCAGGAGATTTAACATCTGTCAACGAACTGATTACTATGCCAGAAGGTGTTAATCAAGAAGTAGGCTCTTTCTACCGTAATGCAGAAGAGATTAGTCCCGCACATCACTTAGATGAGTCTCATAGAAAGGTTCGCGTTGTGGAAATGTGGAATCGTTATTATGAGCGTGAGCATTATATTATTAATAAGGCTACTGGTCGCTTATCGCCTAACGGATTTAAATCTAAGAGTGCTGCTGGTAGGCAGATTATGGAATTAAAAGCAATCGAAGCTGGTATTGAAGGACAGCCGCAGACTGACTTTGGCGTTATCAGTAGGGTAGCACCAAAAACATCTCTTACGATTACGGCAGGTATGCACATTTTGCAGGAGAAGAAGTCTAATCCTTATATGCACAATCAATTCCCCTTAGTCCCATATTTCTATCATTTTGAAGATATGGGTAGCACAGTGGAGACATTTGGTCTGGTGGAAAATATGAAAGACCCACAGAGAGAAAAGGATAAGCGCAGAAGTCAGATGCTTGATATTATTAATCGTTCTCCGCGTGGTGGTGGTGTATTTGCTGGCAATAAAGTATCTCAGGAAGAGATGAATGAAGCATCTACTACAGGACGATGGGTAAACATCCCTGGGTTCAAGGGTAGGGTTTCTGATTTTATGCAACAGTGGAGTAATTCGCATTTATCTTTGGTGAGTAGTATTTCTGCAATGGAAACTAAGGCAGAAATGGATGCAAAAGAGATTAGTGGTGCTACTGATCCTATGATGGGTGTGGCTACATCCACTAAAGAGAGTGGTATTGCAGCTCAGACAAGAATCAGGCAGGGTATGCTGACCTTACAGGAGCAGATAGAGAATCTTGATATGACTAAATCTGCGGTTCTGAAGCAGGCAATACAAAATATGCAGCAGTTTTATACGCCAGATAAGATTAAAAGAATTATTGGTGCTGAGACAGAAAAAGCTGAGTCACCAGAAGAAGAAATGGTTGTTAACGAAACCATACAGCGTTTCTTAACTAACTTTGAAAAATTTGAATTTGATATTGTTCTCGATAAGGGCGAAAACTCACCAACAATGAAAGCTGCTAAGGCGCAGCAGGTGGGTGAACTTGTCAGGAATGGATTTGCAAGTCTTTTCCCACTTTATGTAGAGCTATCCGACATGGATGCTGGAAGAGAAATACTTGAAAAATTTGAACAAGAACGATCCGCACAAATGCAAGCGCAGCAATCGCAACCCATGCAGAATAATGGGCAAGCGGGCAAATCGTGAGTTGAATAGCTAACCCCCTAAATAAAGGACAAGGTACAATGGAAGAACAAACAAGTTACATTGACGAAGCTAAGGAGCTGGACGGCACTGCTGATACAGTTACCCCTGAGTCTGATGTAAGTGAGCAACAAGCAGAAGAGACACCTGTTGTAGAGACACAAAACTATAAAGTTGGTGAACAAGAGTTTAACTCTATTGACGAACTGGTAGAATATGCGTCTAATACGGATAAGTCTTATAAGAATCTACAGGAACTTAATGGACGGCAGACCAACGAACTTGGTGAACTGCGTAAGTCTATTGATGAAGTCAGGCTGAATACTACTCCGCAAGAAGTAGAACAAGAACTGCCAGAATATGACCCCTATGATCTGAAAACCATCTTACCACACATCTCTAAACAAATAGAAGATAAATTCGCAAATGAGCGAAAAGTACAAGACAGAGAGATCACTGAGAAAAAGATGAAAGATGCTCAACAGGGTATGATTGACAGTTTTATTAAAACTCATCCTGATATGTCCAATGAAGATTTGACTGCTATTGCAAAATACGGAGATGAGCGTGGGGTCGCACTAATTAATGATGCGTACACGCTTATGACACTTGAACAGGAGAAATCCAAAGCCAAGACGGAAGGTGTTAAGCAGGTAACGGATAAACTCACCCAGGCTGATGAAGTGCCAACAACACTTTCAAACGCCACTGGTGGAAATAAAACCGCTATTGATTTTGATGCTATTTCTCAGGATGACTGGAATAAGTTACCCCCAGATGTCCGTCTAAAGGCTTTGCAGGATTCTCCTTAAACTTAAATAGGAGTGAATTATGGCTTGGAAAGCAGAATTAAACGTCTCCCGTTGGGCTAAACAGCTTGCTTATGAAGTAGGAAAAGAGATTTATTTCTCTAAGTTCATGGGAGATTCATTTGGATCGATGATCGTTTCCAAAACAATGCCAGAAGGCAAGGGTAAGGATATGACCTTTGGTATGGTAGGATTATCAGGTACAGTAAGAACAGGTGATACTTTAGTGGAAGGCAGTGAAGATAGCCTGACATCACATGAAGTCACTGTAACTACAGCACAAAGACGCTTTGGTGTGATTAACGCTGGTAATTTCGATGACAGTAAGGTGCTTTACAACTTTCGCCAGGAAGCTCTGGCGCAGTTAAAGCGAGTCTATGCTGAAGATCATGATGCACAAATCTTTAGTGCAGTGACTAAAACATCAGGCGCAGGCGCATATCTGCAAGCTGATGCTACTACATCAGTATATGCAGCAACTGATCCAAAGGCTACTTTAGGTGCTACTGATCTTGCAACTGCTGCTGACATATCTATGTTGAAAAAGATGGCAATTCTTGGAACTACTAAAAGTTACAAGATGAAGCCTATCAGGGTTAATGGGAAAGACCATTTCGTTCTTATCCTGCACCCTGAAGCAGCTTATGATCTGGCACAGGATGACACATGGTTAAATGCCCAAAAATACGCTCAAATACGCGGTGAAGATAATCCAATCTTTTCTGGTGCTTTAGGTGTATATGATGGCGTTGTCGT